AGTATTTATAATACTCTGCAATCGAGTTAGAAATAGTAGTTTCACCGTTAGGAGTAACGTAAGTTTTATATGTAGTAAGAAGATACTTAAGTTGAGCATTCCGAATAATAACGGGATTCTCACAATATATTTGTTTCATAAATTCACGGAAGGAATACTTAGAGCAATTCGCAACTGAAAGCTAGATTTAAAACGCTCATTTACAAAGGCGTGTCAGTTGCTCTATATATATCAAGTTATAGCAGACGATTTTAGAAGAAATCGTAAAAAGCGGGGTAACAGCCCCGCTTAATTTACTTAAGATATCCATTTGCACGGATAAGAATAGTACGAATAAAATCAAATTCATTTCTAACACTTTGCATATACTCAGCATTCCACTGATTTTTTAAATCTAATTCAAAATTTTGACTACTCAAAAGGGAGCGGGTAACAGCAGCAGTAGAAAGAGAATCCAAAGCAACAGTAGCACTAGCACGGGAAGCGGAGGCACTAGCGTTTTTAGTGTTTGTATCAGCTTGAACATTTGCAATTTCATGTGGCAATAAATCTACAATTTTCTTGGCTTGAATATAATTAAGATTACACTCACTAGCCAACTTTTTTATAGTTGCTTCACTTAATTTAGCATCCATTATGTAACGCAAACGCGCTATCGCTTGGTCAGTTTTAAGATTAGATATCTTTTGACGTATTTCATCAACAGCAGCACGAGATTGTTCAATAAACTGATCTATCTGCTGACATTCTTTACGAACTTTCGCTATTTGTTCATCAGTCAATTGCATACCTTTTTCAGATACTTTCAAAGACATATTATTCAACTGAACCGTACCAGAGTTAAGAGCATCACGAAAAGCAGCGTCAGACTTTAATATATCATTTTGGTAATCTTGTCCAATAGCTTCTTTATCAGTTTTATTCGCTTGACTTTCGGCTAATTTTGCTTGAGCATTCGTCAAACGGGTAGTAGCAGCCTGTGAAACAATATCGCCAATAGTACGTTTATTAGCAAGGTTAGAAACATCAGTAGGTTGAGAACCTTCTCCAGCAGTCATTTCAGGAGAAGCAGCAGACAAATTTTGTTGTCCGTACGCAAGGTCAGGATTCAAACCTGCATCTTTAAAACGTGCCATTTGTGCAGCAGGACTATTGTAAGCGTTTTCACGATTCCACTGGTCAATATTCCACTGATTTTGCAGTTTGGCAAGGTTCAAATTCCAATCACGATTCTTTTGGTTTTCCTCTTTTTGGGCAGAAACCTGTTTATCTATATTTTTATTGCCGGCAACAGCACCGGCAATAGAACTAAAAATAGAAAGTGGCATAATTATCCAAATTTACGTTTATCAATTTTATGTGCCTTAAGCACTTTATTTTTGGAAACCTGTTCAAGTTCCCAAAGTTCACACATATCAGCGGAACGCTTAAATACGGGTTCAATGTCCCAAGATTTAGCAGAGGAAATAGAATCACCTTCAAGGAACTGTTTCTCATTCGGAAGATTAACGGCAATGCCTCTATCTGTCAAATCCTTGATATTTTGGGGAGTAAGGGCAAGATTAGGTTTAGTAATCTCATAGTCAACACCTGTTTGAAGTTTACAGGTAACAGGCTTAATTTGAGCCTTCAAAATTCTTTTTGCCATAACAATAAAATTTAAAATAAATATTTTTAGGGGTATAGCACCGCACGCCTAGCGTGCTGATGTTCCGTCGACGGATATCAAGGTACTAGACGTTAAGAGGTGCTACGCGCACCTAATTGTACCTCTCGACGTTCAAACGCCACGCAGGCTTTTACCATTCGGATAATAACGCACACGCGTATAATACGCGCGTACGCTATAAAACAAACTAATCCAAACGAGGAATAGCAACACGGGCAATAGGCAGTTTACAAGTAATGTCCAACCAAATTTGACCGTAAATCTTATCCGTAGTTTCAGTAACTGCAAACACATCAGTAACCTGTTCAGGGTCAACAGTCAAGAAGCTTTGAGCAAGTTGCGGTTTTTGGTCAAACACACGATGCATAAGGAAATTGCTCAAACTTGTACGGAACAAACCATGCGCAACATCATATTTTTGCGCAAACTCATACCACGGTCGATTGTAACCAAAGGTTTCAGTAAGAGAGTCAGGATTATCATTATATGCCTGAATAGGACATACCTCATTATATTTAATAGGCTGAAAGCCAATCAAGTTAAATTCAGGCTGATAATGTTCCATAAGACCGCGATAAGTAAAGTGTTTCGGCAACAATTGAGTATAAACGGGTAGGGGAGTGACAATAAGAAGACCCATTATTATAGATTCTTCATCACAGAAGCACTCTATATTTGCATTCGCTTCACCACGGACACCAGCAAGACCAGCTTGTGAACCAAGTGCCTTATCATAATCACTTGTTTGACCTTGTACATTTTGGTCTACTGTTTGAGTAATACTATTAACGTCAATATCACGAGAGACACCGCCAAAAAATTCGGGCATAAGCAAATCAGCATAACGTACCTTTACATCAAATCGACCTTCTACAATATCCTTGTAGGAATAGCCTTTACGCATATTCAGTTCAAGAAATTTTTGATAACAATTAACCATACGGAGGTCGGGAATAGAAATACCTGATGTTGCAAGGTCATACAATGAACGGGCTTGACGTACTTGCGTACCGTTATCAAGTTCTACGTACTCAACACCTTCAAGACCTTCATCAGATTGTGTAAAAGAAAGTCCATACTTTTTACCGTCTTCATCAACAAGAGAAGTTTTTATAAGTTCAGTACGTGTACCGTCTTCATTCTGAACGGTTTGTGTATAAGTAGTAATACCAACTAGAGGAGCATTACCTTGTTGCGGAGACTGAACAGCAGTTGTTAAGAAATCCTTTTCCCAGTTGGCATATTTTAATTCATACAAAGTAGTATCAGCTCCACCTTCATCCGTAGGAATCCATTTATTATACTGAACTTGTCCGTTCAGATAATAGGGATTATTACGGTTGTCACGGATAAATGAGTTATAAATACCTTCATAGGCACGGAAAGCATAAGCAAGAATTTTTTGTTGTTTAGTACCCATACCAGAAACCGAACTATACCACGGGGATGTATCCAAAGTAAGTTCATGAATCACATCAGGATTACGAACAAGAGAAGCGGAGGAGCATTCCAAATCCGAACTGATAGAAACAGTAAACTGAACGCTAGAAGTACCACCAACAGTAGGAGAAACAGTAAAATACTTATCTCTGAATGAAGAAAAAGTACAAGACCATTTATTAACAGAGCCTTCATACTGTAACCAAGATTCAATACCCAAGAACGGTTTATAAGACAAACAGAATGTAACATCTTTACCACGAAGAGCAGCAAGGGCTTCAGAAGTAAGAGAAGCATTAACAGCCAAATGTCCTTCACCGTCAGGACGAATAGCAAACGGACAATCAAAAGATTTACCGTCAGGACCGATAGCAATAACAAAAATAAACTGATTCAAATCACTACAATCAGTAGGTTCACCGTTAAGAACAAACTGAACATAATCAGATTGAACAAAAGAATCATCAATAGTACAATCAGCTTGAAAATATTTTCCAACAGGAATACCAGTATCAAATGTAGCACCAGTAGAAGCTGGATACACATAAGTATTATTATTGGTAAAACCAAGCATAGAACGCAACTGCATATAACTGGAAGCATCAACAATACCAGGAGTACCAGCAAGCACACCACGATTATTAGAAACATCAGCAATATAATAACCCATTTTGGAATACCAATGAGAAGAACTCAATTCCAAAGGAGTTGAAGTACCGCCATAAGAACCGACAAGAGTAGTAGGTAAACCAAGATAATCACCAAGAGAACCAGTTGAACACATCTTTTTAAGACGTTCACTAGTATTTATATCCAAGTAAGGTTCTTCCAAACCTTCACGGAAGTTACCAACAAAGTCCTTATAATCTTTCCAAAGAGCACGAAGAGGATAGCGAAACCACATAATACGAGCCTTCATACGTGTCTGAATAGGAAATACCATAGGCATGAACTGCAAGCCGAAACGAGGATTCACACGAAACGATGTTTTTGCAGGTACCATATCACAGAAGATAGGAGTAATACGACCAATCTGAGTAGTCAAGTTATTAGCGTGGGACCAATCAAAATTGTTAACCTTAATATCATTATTAGGGTCAAGAGTTGCATCAAAAATGTTTTGTGCCATAATTACTTTTTTAATACAGGGTTAATACTAAGAGAATCAACAGAAGTTGTTTGCTCCGTACCTTGGTTCGAGTTGTTATTTTGTTTCTGAACCGAGAGACTAAGCGTACAAGCCGAGGTAAGAATGATAGCCGCAATTGTAGTAATACAGGTGCAGACCGCAGTAATGATTTTGTGGATTTGGTCATTTGTTAGTTTCATTTTATTAATTGATATTTAGGATTAGTAATTTGTTGATAATTAGCAAGAAAAAGTTTGTCGGGATTATAACGACAAAGACAATCACGTAACTTTTCAGCAGCACGGACAGTAGGAAATTCACCAAGAAGAAATGTAGTAATTTGTTCTTGAGAAGCACGATAGAGTACATTAATAGTTACTCGCAACAAATATTCGGGTTCTTGTTTTGCCATTAGTCAGAAATTAAAGAAGTTGTACAAATATAATTGGGAAGAAGATTAAAGGAACGGACTATACTACGAGCCTGGACAACAGTAATACCAAAGAGGGAAAATTGATTAACAGGAATCAACTTAGTAACACGATTACCATTAGAAAGAACCACACGAACATAAGAAACCGTAAAATCAAAATCACGAAGTTTCTCAAACTCTGTTTTCATGTTATAATATTCACACTTTTTCATATTAAACATTACTATATAGATTCATCAATCTTAGCAACAAAAACATACTCGTATTTTGTACGCAAATATTTAGCACGAGCACGAATAACAGAACGAGGAACATTCATACGAGTTTCATAGAACGTAAGAGAATCGAGGTTACAACAACGAATAATGTAAGAGTTTAATTTTTCAACTTTTGTAGGCATAACTTTATAGCGTTTTAATTATCACGCTACAAATGTGGGAATAATCAACATTATGTTTAATAGAAAAAGGGAACAATAAATAAACTTTGCTCCCTTTTGCTGTTTTTTAATGAACTCATATTTTTAAAAAGCATAAAAAAAGAAGGCAACTTTTGTGTAACCTTCTTTTTCTTCATCAAAGAAATATATTATTTCATCATCTTATCAATTTCTTCGAATTCCGGACCCATATTCAAATTATAGTATACACGGTAAAGACCTTGCAACCATAAATCTTTCTGGTCAGGTTTTAAAGCTCTAGCTTTTTCATAGAAGGGCTTTGCTTCTTCATAGAATTTCTTCACTGCCGCTTGAGCTTCAGCATACTTAGGATCATTGATATCTGTTGTTGCTTTATCTGCATAATCTTGTGCTTTCATCAGATACACTAAACCTACATTAGAATAAGCTTCTGCATATTCCGGATCAGCAGCAATAGCTTTTTTGTAGTATTCGATTGCATTATCATATTCTTTCATATTATGATAAAGATATGCTTTTACATACAAATACAACTTGTTATTCGGATCATTAGCTAACATTCTATCAGCAAACTCCATAGCTTTAGAAGCTTGATTAGAGCTATTATAATAATCAACCAAATTAGCGAAGAAATAATCATTTCCAGGGAACTTAAGGATACCCTCTTCCAAAGACTTAATCCATGCAGCAGTATCACCTTTAGCTTTATAAGCATCAGCCATCAATTGCATTGCAAATTTACCTCCATCTTTATCGGATAAAGCCATAGGAGCATATTTAATGATCGCATCTTTATCACCTACTCTATCAGCAGCTAATGTTGCATAATAAGCAATTTGCGGAAGAAGAGTATCGTTTTTAGCCAATTCTTTATCAGCTAACATCGGATAAGAAGCTGACTCTACATAGGTTGCAAAGAACTTCAAAGCTTCTTTATTCTTGTCCAGGTTGAAATACTGAATACCACCATTAATCAAATTAGGACGTTCAGCCAACATACTGGAAGCATTAGCCTTCCGATATTTGTTTTTAACTTTTCCCTTTTCATTAGGTATTTCCGCTAATTCATCACACTTATTATAGTACTCATACATTTTCAGAATACTATTGTATACTTTCAATGTATCATACGGTTTCTTCAAAAAAGCATTTTTCATTTGCTCCTCGTTGATACGTCTCTGAATAAATCCAGCAACGTCCCATGTGTCAGCAAGATCCTTCGTTTCAGGATTCTTCATAGCCTCCTTAATAAGCTGTTCAGCCTGCTTAAAATTAGGTTTTACGTCATTAGCCATACTCTTTGCTTCTTTCACATTCTTCATCTGAGCGAATGAGAAGCTAACAGCCATCAATAAAACCATAGAAAATAATACTCTTTTCATGATTGTTGTTTGATTAATTATTAATATTATGTCTATTCCTCAATTTCGTTATTGCTTTCGTTTTCATTTACGTCCGCTGCATCATCAATATCAGGAACATCAGCATTCGGATCACTCACGATTGTACCCTCTGCCTCTTCTGCCGGAATTTCATCTTCAAGACTTTCTGTCATAACCTTACATACCGAACCAATCTGGTCGTTACGTTTTTCAAGATTTATCAGACGAACGCCTTGAGTAGCACGGCCCATTATACGAACATCCGCTACCTTCAAACGAATAGTGATACCAGACTTATTGATAATCATCAAGTCATTTTCATCAGTTACCGACTTGATTGTTACCAACTTACCTGTCTTTTCGGTAATATTCATGGTCTTCACACCCTTACCTCCACGGTTCGTTTTACGATAGTCTTCAATTTCAGAACGTTTACCATATCCTTGTTCGGAAACTACCATTACAGATTCTGTCTCCAAATCTTTGATACAAATCATTCCTACTACTTCATCCTGACCATCATTATCCAACGTAATACCACGTACACCTGTTGCTGTACGTCCCATTACACGAACTGCTGCCTCATGGAAACGAATTGCACGACCATTGCGGTTTGCAATGATGATTTCATTATTTCCATTCGTCATACGAACTTCAATTACGCTATCATCTTCGCGGATAGTTATAGCATTTACACCATTCTGACGAGGACGAGAATACTGTTCAAGCAATGTCTTCTTTATTACACCTTTCTTAGTACAGAATAATACATAGTGGCTATTGATAAACTCGGAATCCTCTAAACTCTTCACACGCAAGTATGCAGTTACATTATCATCCGAATCAATATTCAACAAGTTCTGAATAGCACGGCCCTTAGAATTCTTCGTTCCTTCAGGTATTTCATATACTTTCAGCCAATAACACTTACCCTTTTGTGTAAAGAACATCATGGTATTGTGCATGGTAGCAGGATAAATATGCTCTACAAAGTCTTCATCACGGGTTTCCGTACCTTTCGAACCTACTCCACCACGATTTTGGGCACGGAATTCGGTCAACGGTGTACGTTTAATATAACCCATATGAGAAATTGTAATAATCATCTGATCATCTGCATAGAAGTCTTCCGGATTAAATTCTTCTGAAGAATAAACAATTTCAGAGCGACGTACATCTCCATATTTCGCTTTGACTTCTAACAATTCCTCTTTCATTACCCGACGACATACTTCATCATCAGCCAGAATACTTTCCAAATAAGCTATCTGCTTCATTATTTCTTCGTATTCCGCATGAAGCTGATCCTGCATCAGACCTGTCAATTGACGCAAACGCATTTCTACTATTGCGCGAGACTGAATTTCTGTCAGGTTGAATCGCTCAATCAAGCCTGCTATAGCGTCATTAGGAGTTTTTGCTGCACGAATGATACGAATTACTTCATCAATATTATCCGAAGCGATAATCAAACCTTCAAGAATGTGCGCACGTTCTTTCGCTTTACGAAGATCGAACTGAGTACGACGAATAACAACTTCGTGTCTATGTTCGATGAAATATTTAATTAAATCTCTCAGATTCAACGTTTTTGGACGTCCATGAACCAAAGCAACATTATTTACGCCAAAAGATGTCTGCAAAGCTGTCATTTTATAGAGTTTGTTCAACACTACACTTGCATTTGCATCACGTTTGATGTCAATAACAATGCGCATACCGTCACGGTCAGACTCATCGTTGGCATTTGAGATACCTTCTATTTTCTTATCATTTACAAGATCAGCTATATACTTAATCAACTCGGCCTTATTTACATTATAAGGGATCTCGGTTATTACGATCTTATCATGTGTCTGTCCGCTTTCGATTTCGGCTTTCGCACGCATAATTACACGTCCTCGTCCAGTCAAATATGCCTCGCGTACACCACTCACACCATATATAAACCCACCAGTAGGAAAATCTGGTGCTTTGACAAATTCCATCAGTTCCTCTACTGTAATTTCCGGATTATCAATATATGCTTCACATGCTTCAATTACTTCCGAAAGATTATGAGGAGGCATATTGGTAGCCATACCTACAGCGATACCGGATGCTCCGTTCACCAGAAGATTTGGGATGCGTGTCGGCATAACTTTAGGTTCTACCAGCGTATTATCAAAGTTAGGCTCAAAATCGACGGTTTCCTTATACAGGTCATCCATCATTGCTTCACCCAACTTATTAAGACGAGCTTCTGTATAACGCATAGCAGCAGGGCTATCACCGTCTACAGAACCAAAGTTCCCCTGTCCATCTACCAAAGGATAACGCATTGCCCATTCCTGAGCCATACGCACCATTGCAAAATAAACAGAAGAATCTCCATGAGGGTGATACTTACCCAGTACCTCACCCACGATTCTGGCTGATTTTTTATAAGGTTTATCTGAAGTATTACCCAGTTCCATCATTCCGTATAGAATTCTACGGTGAACGGGCTTAAATCCATCTCTAACATCCGGAAGGGCACGTGAAACAATGACCGACATGGAGTAGTCAATGTACGATGACTTCATTTCCTCCTCGATGTTAATCTTTATAATTC